GGTGTATATCAACCTCTCCTGCGTCAATCCAATATATATCTCTATTAATTAATTTGTATGCAAGATCAGCCTCTACAGCAAACTCTATAATTTTCTGATTCATCTGCGATACCTCACAATGTAGTCAATCCAGCCGTCGTTTACTGCGGCCAACTCCTGCTCAGATCGTGCTGGGATCCACTGAGCAGCAATGTCTAAGTGCGGCACAAACTCAGGCTCTGCTGACTTGAGCGGCATATCAACTCTTTCTACTTTAGTAATGTCAAATTCAACGTCAGGTCCGGGGCCAACTGAATATCCCTTGACCACACGGCCAGTTCTGTTTATGACGTACTTGCTTACGTGCGTCATGCCAAAGCGCTTAAACTTAGCCAAGATACTGCTGACTGTTTTCTCATTAAACCCTGTCTCTTCGAGAATCTGAAAGCAAGAGATGTGATCATTGGCTTTGATCAGGTTTATTATGATTTCGTTTTTGCTCAGTTGCATACCGTTTGTCCTGTTGGTGTAAGCTGGCAAATAGTCAATCTATTTTCTTTGCCAGACTGGTTAATTAAAGTAATGCCACCGGGCAGTTCTTGCTTTTCGGTGTACACATTTTTGTTGGTGTCGTTGATTAGGCTTAGTCCGTACATAGGTGTAGGCTGATACGTGGTAGGCGTGGCCTGACTGGGCAGCGATGGCAGACTATACGTATTGCCAAAGCGGTCAGGCAAAGGCTGCTGCTCCTGTGCCTGACACACCACACACACGGCTAAGCCAATTAGTGTGATGCCTGTTCGCATAATCCCGCCTTGTTAATGTCAAACCCGTAGGTGCGAAACATGTCGTGCTTGGCTTTGATCTCTGGTACCTCGCTGGCTGGCACGTAGTTGTACTCATCGCGCCAACGCTTAGCAATATCCGTGGCTGCGGCTGTGACGTAAGGCTTATCCATTTGCACCTCCTAATACTGCAGCCTTGCGCTTGGCATAGGACTGCAAGTGATTGACTTTGTCGTCTACGCTCAAGCGCACAAACATGTGCTCATTGCTCTCGCGCAGCTGATTTAACTTAGACATCCTGACTTCTGCACTAGCCTTGCCAGCTGATGCTACTTTGTCGCACATCGCCTCATAAGCTGCTGCCCATTCTGCATAAGACGGGTACTCTGTCTCGCCTTTGCCGGGCACTGCTAGATACCAGCTTTCCTCATTGCGCGGCGCAACAGAAACGACAACTTCCGGAATCTCAACCACATCCACGTTTTCCTGTACAACCGCATTTGTAATTTCCTCAATGTGTGCTGACACTACGTCAACTGTAGTAGGGATTACCATTGGTGCCTGTGGTGCTGCGATGGCATCCAACGGGTTAGCAACTGGCCGCGGCGTGATGTCGCGTGGTGCTGCCTCGACTGGGTAATCTTGCGCCTCTTCTGCAGTGATCAGACCCTTGAGTACATCGGGAAACGCATCGCGCAAAGCAAAGCCTCGAGCACGCATGGCCAACATACGCTTGGGGTACTGCGTCCAAGGCCCTTGCTTGCCCCATAAACCAGCTCGCTTAGCGTCCTCTACTGAGAACCTAGCCGTCACTGGCTTGCGTCCCTTGCGCTGCGCTACGCACACGGCCACCGGGTTGCTGGTGCCCTCGCCTTCGATGCTCTCCTCAATACCCTCGCATACCGGAGATGCCTGCACCAAGGCCAAGGCCGCATCACCATAGACGCTAGGCTTACCGTTAATTACTGCAATATTTTGCAAAGCCTGCATGGGCGCTAGGCCTATTTCATAACCCCACTGTACGCACACTAGGATATCTTGAGGCTTGCCCTGATATGCGCGTGGCACCATGCTGCTTGCGGCCAGTGTCTCTGAGAACTGCATGGCTTCGGCCATGGTCTGCGGGGCGAACCCGCTACGTGTTGTGATGTTGCTCATAATTACCCCTTGAAAAAGTTTTTAATGCGTTGCCACAAACTAACTGGTGGCGCTATATATGTAATCTGATCATACGCTTGGCGCATTTGCTCGGCCTGTAATAGCGCTGCCTTGTCACGCTGGCGCTTAATCATGTACACGTAATTCTTTGTACACTTTGCTTTTAGCGTGATAGCTCTAATGCTGTAGCCTTTCTCTAGTAGCGACAAAATAATCTGTGCCTTGGTTTGCTTCATACTGACTCCTTGATTGTGAGAGTTGATTGTCTAACTGAATACGCTTCTTTTGCTGGCACAACACGCGGTGCAGCTGCTTTGTAATGCCGCATTGGCCATGCAATTTTGTACTGCCCTGCTACTGCGTTACTGCTTTCCTTCATCTGTATTTTGATTTTCTTTTCACGGTCTGCAATGACGGCCTCAGCGTCTTTGATATCTTGCTTGGCCTCCATAATTTCCCGTGCCCATGTCTGCGCGAGATCATCCAGCATCACTTCATCGGCCACTGCCTGCGGCCATGTGCGATTAGCGTCTTCGCTATCCTGTGGTGCGTAGTAGTCAATGGTGCCGTCTGCTTTCCATACTGCCACGCGCCGATTAAACTCATGCACTGCTTCGCGGATCGCATCCAGTGTCGCCTGATGCGGAGCAAACATAAACACGCGCATGCGGATCCCTTGGTACAGTGTGCATATTGCACCCCACTTGGCACCAGCGCAGGCCATCTGCGCCTGCAACTGGATAGGGCCACGCCACAGGGGAGGCGAGTCCTCAGGCTGCATGCTGGTTAACTTAGCCTCAAGCACGCCTACGCCATCAAGCGTAATGCTGTCCTGCCCGATCACGAATATGCCTGCCTCGGGATCCGTCGTAACGGTAACGCTTTGCCCGTCAACTGAGCCGTCAAGGCTTGCGGCCAGCGGCCAGTCAGGGTGAAATAGCGCGTCGTCGTGGTTTACCTTAGGCGTGCCCAGCCCTAGGCGTGCGCAAGCTTGCTGCATAATCACAGGCTCGAGCGCATTGCCCCAGTCTGCAGGCTCGGAGTCGATTAACTCTGGTAGTTCATTACCGCGCAGGGCATCAAGGGTATACAGTAATTCGTCATTAGGACTGCGGTACTTGCTAAGACCCATCAGCGCAGGCAGACGGGATGCAGACATAATGTCATTAGGTGTTTTTTTACCAGCCATTTTTATATCCAAAAAAAAGTTTGTCGGTACGCACACTAGAAAAAACGTGTCAATGGTATTTTTTGTTGAAGTCCTCCAGTAGGCGCTCACGCTGGCGTGCCTTGGCGCGTCGCTCTATGCCGTCCAGTAGCCAGCCGATAGCTATAGCAGTGGCGACGGATCCGATTAGGTGCACTATTACCTGTCCTAAAATTTCCATTACATTCCCAAGCGAGTAATTAGATTTTTAACGCTGCTCTTATGCCATACTGCCCGGCCTGTAGGCGTGGGGATACTGCGAGCCATTAGCCCGGCCGCGATAGCCTGTAACCCTTGCGTGCTGGCCATTATGTCGCGCAAGATAGGCGCTACCCGCTGCGCGTAGGTGTCTGCCTGCGCAGCTGCACGGGCACCAGAGACGGCCGCGCCCTTGCTAGGGTTAGGGCATCCAAGCCTCACGCCTCGAGCCTTAGCGGCCTGCAATGCGGCCTTGGTTCTCTTGGCTATTTCCTCGCGCTCGTGCTGCGCGAATATGGCACGGATCCCAAACTCGAGCATGCCAGCGCTCGGCATATCGGCCGCGACAATCTGCACCCCGTCCTTACGCAGGGTAAACAGAAAGGCCGCATCTCTGCTAAGCCTGTCTATTTTGGCGATTAGTATCGCGCAGCCTAGGCGCTTGCAATGGGCCAGCGCGGCCGCGAGCTGTGGCCTGTCGTCTAACTTGCCTGATTCTATTTCCGTGTACGTCTGCAGGATCTGGCCAGCGTAAGGCTTTAATGCCTCGGTTTGTGCCTCTAAGCCTAGGCCGCTAGATCCCTGCTTATCCGTGCTTACTCTAAGATAGGCTATATATTCCACGGCCAGCCCCTATAAATAGCAAGCGGCCAGCACTGCCAGCCCGAGCAATGCGACGCTGATAATATCCCAGCCAATAGAATGCTCTGCGTGGTGCTGCAGCGATGCTAGCCATGCCCGGCGTGCTGGTGTGTGTGTGTCTTGATTTATTAAGTTATTCATTTTCTAGGCTCTCCGTTAACATCTTATAAATTGTCGGTTCTATCTCTGACACTAGCGCGTTATAGGCCTCGCTATCATCTGGCCAGCCTTGGCCGCGCCTGTGTTCCGATATCAGATTCACAATGCGCAGTAGTAATACGTTTTCTGGTTTGTGCTCGCGTGCGGAATCGTAGCCAGCTCTGAATTGCTTACGCGCCATGGCGATATCTGCAGACAATGTAAAGTAGCTATATGCGTCAACTAACTCTGAGCCTGCATTGTGAGCACGTGCCGCAGCCTGTCCTAGTTTGTAATAGTC